ATGAGCCTGGAAAAATACTTAGATTCTGGACGGCTAAATTTTGTTGATGTTTTCATGCGCACTGCTAGAAATTTTGGAGATCTACAATTTAACTATAAAAGAGACTTAGGTAACGAACTAAAAAAAGATATCAACAGAATATCTCGTGGGCATTTGAAGTCTATTTTACAAAAAATGCGCAAAGATAAACCGTCAAAGGATGATGCTGATTTTGAAGAGCAAACACTGGCCAAGGTGTTTTTTATATTGGAGGCTCATGATTTTACTACATTAGCGGAAGATATGGCTTTAGTTATTGAAAGAAGAAATATAAAAGAGCGCTGTCAGAAAATTATATATAAAGAAATTGCTGAGGGATCAGCATTTAAGCAGCGTAGCATTGCGGCATCTGGCCCACGACACCGCCTATATGATGAAATCGTGGCAATTATGAAATCTACCTGGAAACATAATCCGGCACTTTCAAAAAGAAAAATGATCTCAAAATTATTGATACGTTATGAAGATAAAGTGGATGAAAAAACGCTAAAAGATTGGATAACAAAAGGAAAACTGGCTCCACCAAGACCCAGACAGAACAAAAATTCAGATCTGGTTATCCCACCAGAATATGCCAGCAAAAAAATATTTGAGGGAGGGGGGGAAGTAGCTCCTCACCCCCATAATCATGTACTCACCTTATAGAAAAAAATCAAAAAATTATAGTAGCTCCGTTGCTAACCAGACATACACGGAGCTACTTATGCATTTGGTTGAATCGAATTATTCTAAAAGACTCACTCGTAATGAGGCCGCAGCTCATCTTGGTGTGAACCCATAGACGCTGGCGAACTGGGCGCATACTGGCAAGGTAAAAATTCCCTTTCATAAGGTCGGTAGGAAGGTCATTTACTTCAAGTCTGATCTGGATGCTTATCTGGATTCCACCCGCAGAACGCAGACGGTTTAAGGAGCTGGATATGGCACATAAAACAAAGGCGGCCATGCCGGGCCGCTATTTATCTAAGATGTTCATTTCTATTTATAACATCTTATGCATCCATAATGAGATAGGCTCAATGATTTTTATGTATCCTCCATATGCCCAAACAAATGTGCCAAATATTGTTAAACCGACACCGATGACCTCTGCTTTTATTTCTTCTCGTACTTCAATGCGAGCTTTTGAAATATTTTCTTCTCTCATTCTCTTAGATTCTTCAGGACTTAGCGGAGGACCTGTAACCCCACTACGTGAGTTAATTTCAGCTTCGCGGTTAGATAGTTTTTTTAAAGTTGTGAATTTTATTGTATACAGTAATCCGAATACTGAAATGATCGCTCCAGAGCTTGCAAATAAATTCATGTCATTAAGATATTGCCCAAATAAAAAACTTGCACCGCAGAATACAATTAATAGGATTAGTGATGTTTTTGCACCAAGTATCTTGAAAAAGATGGTTCTGAATTTTTTCATTACTAATTATCTCAATATTATAAGCGTGATTCAATTTTTTGGCTCAATACCACGTCTCCGTAACTCCGCTCTACCTAACTCCTTTAGCCAGTTACTGGTACTGGTGTTTTCAGCTTGCGCTAGCTCATCAAATTGTTTGCGTAGTTCAGCAGGAATGCGGATTGGTAGCATTGGTGACTTGCCGCCACCCTTAGGTTGTTTATCTCGAGATATTGACATGTATATGCCTATAGGTTTATGGTTAACTCAAATAGGCATATACAATAACATGTGTGAGTCTATAAAAACAACGCCCCGTAGTGCTCGCAACACATACAGGGCGTCTAACCAAACCGTTAGTTGAGGTAACAGTTATGGCTGATAAACAGCATACCCAAACTCACCCCAAATTTACATGGCTATTCCTCGGTATAACGAAAGGACAGACCTGCACGCCTGTAGTTATCCGCATCGCTGCCGACACCGAAGAAGAAGCTCACGAGTGGTATTTCCGCAGGGATCTGACCTTTGTTACAAAGATTCGCTCTGAATGTTTGCTGTACCAGTACGTCAACGGCGCCTATGAGTTGACGATTCCCGGACAGGAGGTACTTCATGGCTAACAAAACCACCCTGATAAATGACCTCCCCATTTGGCAGGAAGTTGATAGCGCGTTGGGGCAGGTTTTGTCCCTACAAATTGCGCTTGAGCTGGCTGCTCATGAAATGGATAAGGACGATGTTGTTGCCGCGATGTGTGGCATACGGCATCTGGTTTACCACGTGGCTGGGGAACTCGAGAATGTTGGCAAAATGGAGGTGCGTCATGCCTAACCAGCCACAAGTTTACGAAATTTTTGACGTGGTTCGTCGGTCTGATGGGATGGTTATGAATCATATCTCATCTGGCAATCGCTATATGGTCTATACGCTAAACGGATTGGTATCGGTTAGGACATTAATGGCAGACGAAATTGTGGGTACTCCTAAACTCTTTGAGCTGATTCTTGAACGCGCCGGTTATCGCGTAACACCAGTCAAAAAGGACTAACGCCATGAAAAAGAAAATTAACAGCTTAACTGCTGGTGGTCAGACTCGGCCTGAAATCCTTCCGGGCGATATTTTCAAGGATAACCGGGGCGAACGGGTAACGGTGAAAATGGTTACTGATAACCGGATTACGTATATCAGGGAGGGTTATTCCGGAGAGTGTGTTTTCCCGGTCGAACGGTTTGAAAGGGAGTTCAGCCTGGTGAAACGTCAGACATTCAGCGAATGGTGCAAGTCAAACAACACAGTAGAAAAAATTCAGTATTTGCGGGCTTTAATTGCTGCTAAGAGAGCTGGCAAATGAAACGTGCTCCGAACTTAAAATTTCTGCCAAAGGAAAAATTCACAGAGGCAATCATTTTTGCCGGGGCTGATGCTTACGCTCATGCAAAGGGATGGGAAGAGGGCCTGGGTAAACAAATTGCCGAAGATACAACGCCTCCTGTCTGGCTGGGGCCTAAGCAACTGGCGGAACTGGATAACCTGCAAATTATTGATAAGGGGCGGCATAGTGCTCGTGTATATCTGGCAGGGAACATTGAACCGAGACTGATAAACGCCATTGGCGAGAAGCTGGCGCAGGCAGGAGTGCAAGATGCCAAGCTATACAAGGGGATTCCCGACCACCAGCCGGAGAACTGGAAAGAGTATCTTTCACGTTTGCGCGAACGGATTGAGGATTCTGTACTAGAGGATTCTATGCGTCATAGTTTGCCGCTGAGCGTTGGATCTGATGGATATGACCAAGAACAAGATTACACGCTAAAAAGCTATCTCCCTGCTAACAGCCTGAGCAGTATTTACGGCCCCAGTGGATCTTACAAAAGTTTTCTAGCTGTATCCTGGGCCTGCCATGTTGCGGGGGGATTTAAATGGGCTGGAAAATCTGTCTCACCAGGTGCTGTGATGTACGTTGTTGGAGAAGGGGGGATCGGTGTTCCACGCCGTATTAAAGCATGGGAGAAATTGCATCATGTGAAGCTGGATAATCTTTTTCTGGTCAATCGTCCTGTCTTCCCGGTGCGTCGTGAGGAAACAGAAGAGATGATAAAAGCTGCAAAGGATGTGAAATACCGAACGGGACAGCCGGTACGCCTGATCGTCGTAGATACGCTGGCCCGTTGTTTTGGCGGTAATGATGAGAATGATGCCCGGGATATGGGGGCGTTTATTGAAGGCTGCGACGTTATAAAGCGTGAAACCGGTGCCACATTACTAGTGGTCCACCATTCTGGTAAGGATGATACAAAGGGAGCTCGGGGCTCCAGCGCATTCAGGGCTGCACTTGATGCAGAGTTTAACATTCGGCGTGAGGGGGAAGGTGGGGCAATAATTCTTACCTGCACCAAGATGAAAGATGCAGAAGAACCCAAACAAGCTGCTTTCGATTTGCGTACGGTAGAACTGTTCACCGACCGCGATGGTGAAATAGTCTCGTCGCTGGTTGTTCGTGATATACCACGTGAAGCAAGGGAGTTGGACCCTGAACTGGCGGAGATTAAGAATCTGACGGGCAATCATGCAGCACTCTGGCAGAGTATTCGCAGCAGGAAAGCAAAAGGAGAAACATGCAACAAAGCTGTTTTGCGTGATGATATGGAGGCCATGATGGGAGATAAGGCTAGAAAATCCTTTCACCAAATGGCTGGAGAAACTGATCCGCGATGGGCTAATAGAGGTCGATTATCAAGGCGTGATTACACTACTCTCAGGCGAATAATTGCGGCAGCAAATGCGGTTGGTGCGCTAATTATTTAAAATCTGTGCTGTTGCCGCACTTCTTTCATATATACCTGGAAAAAGTGCGGCGGTAAGTTGATATGTCCTTAACTCCGCATGAGCACTGGGTTTGTGCCATTTTAACCCATATTGCTTGCCGCACTCACATGCGGCAAAAGAAAATGCGGCGTGAAATGCGCAAAGAGCGGCAAGGGTGATTTGGATTTTAGAACGTAAGCGAGCAAAGGTACTATGTACACTTTGATTCAGCTTGTTCGTACTACATTATCGCTATTCACTCCTCATCACTCCAATTCACAATACTATGCTAATTCTACAGATCTTTTAAAGATCTTGTGTGTTGTGATCTTGCGCAATGAGAAATGTTGTGCCATTATCCTTACAAGTTGAGTTCTATCTGCTTAAGGAGGTTAGAATTATGGACTTGTCCAAGGCTAACTTTTACAGTTTTATCGACCAATATGCTGACATAACTGGCGCGTCGCCAAGTACTGCAGGTAACGTCCGTAGCGTTTGCTATTTGGTTAAAGAGTCCCTTTCTGACAGTGTACCTGCAGATAAGTGGGATACGACCGGCATTATTAACACTTACGTTATGGCCAATGGTATTGCTGAGGATACGCAAAAATCCTACATCAGCCGCTTTAACGGAGCTGTCGCAAAATTTATTGCGTATGAGAAAGGCGAAGATGTGACAGTGAAGCAGCGTAGATCGCCTGTGAAAAACAGCCAATCATCGCCGGTCAGTTTGCAGAATACTTTAGTCAAAACCTTTGAACTGCCGATTCCTCTTCGTGACGAACTTACCGTAATCATTGGTAATCTTCCTCGTGATTTGACCAAAGACGAGGCGAGAAGGATCAGTACCATTATTGAGTCCTTTGCGGTTTCACAACCAGCAAACGACTAAACAAAAAAGCCCTGCTTGGTAGCAGGGCTTTAGGGGGAAGAAAATGGATTTTCTTCCAGAGTGCAGATTAACCGCAGCTCTTTAAGCGTGAGAACTTAAGAATAGCGGTTAACCTGCGTAGTTACAAGGCTGGATAGGATTACAGCTTGTACATAAAAACAGGTAATGTTTATGGCTAACGGAATCTGTCCAAAATGTGGTAACGCTTGTGAGGTCATATTTAGACCCTACAAACGCAACCCTGACGGGACCCTGAGTTATCCTAAACGGGCGAAGGTATTTGCTATCCCCGTGTGCAACTGCTAAGTGTTAGTTGCTTTGAAATCAACCCGACTTCGGTCGGGTTTTTTGTATTCAAAACATCCTTCTATAAGATAAATTATCTAGCGGATCTACTTAGCTAAATAATCAACCACTTATCAGTCAATTGATATAATAGACAGTATCGCATACTTTAAAGTTTGCTTTGTTTTTTAATGCATTGAATTTATTGGTTAATTTTCAAAATCAGAAAGGTTAGTGGTTTAAGGGATATTTATTTAATTTTATAGGTCTGGAGTCGAGACATGCCAATCACAAATGAAGAACGTATTGAACATATGGAAAAGTTTAATCTAACCAGTTTGGACACAATGCCTACTGCTGATTACCGGGAGGCATTAGAACAAGAAGCTTTTTTTTGGGACGATCCGCACGGTTTCATTATGCATACCCTTTCTGGGGAACGTATCGTCACAAATACAGAACAACTTGATGCCTTACTTGAGCATTTGGAAGGATACAGGGCTCTGTTACCAGATCCCCCGATGTGGATGAGCGAGAAGTAAACAACAGGCCTGGACTAGTGCCAGGCCTGTAATCAGTCAGAAGTCGATATCAACTTCTCTTTGAAATTTTGAAGTTAGACTAAGCGCCTCGCTCGGGCATTTCCCGTTCTCAACTAGCGCAGACCAAAACTCATTATCGTAGCAACCGTCAAGGTACAGATATCGGCAAATATCGATTAAATCACCTCTATTCCATCCTTTAGAGCTGTAGCCTCGAACGCCTAATTCATCCTCCAGGTCATAAAATGTGAGCCCTTCATTTTTACGCCAAGCATCATCAAGACGCTTTAACAGAAACTCTACTTTCTCTTTTGATGCGGTGAAATACTGAGCATAAAACTCGTGAGGTTTACGGGGGACGCTGCCATCGGTATCGCTCATCAATGGGTAAACGCCGGACTCCCAGGCGTGGAGATATGCGTCGCTAAATTCATCATGATGCTTGCCAATGTGAAGAATCTGTATCCTTTGCTGAGCGAACAAGGCACCCATAACGTCATTTTCAGTCATAAAATCCCTTATTAATTTAATGGTTTCCGTCTCGCATAATAATTTTACTCGCTTGTTTTGTAAATTATTTGTGCGTCATCTTTCAAGACTGTTCGGAGTAAAAATACATCATTTACAACGATAATTTGATCCATATCTTGAAGAGTGGCCCTCAGACGTGAGCCGCCACTGTCCACCCGGTTCTTCCGGCAGATCCGCGGTTTTCTCTCCGGGTGGACATCCCTTAAAGCGCTGGTTTCACGTCTCAACGTTAATTGTTACGGAAACCACTCCATGAAGAAATTACTCGAATTACGTCAGCAAAAAACCGAAATCAAAACGCAGATGCGTAACCTGCTTGAAAAAGCCGACAGCGAAAAACGCAGCCTGACCGATGAGGAAGGCACGCAGTTTGACGAACTCCGCATCCGCGCCGGGACACTCGATACTGAAATCAGTCGCTACGAAGCCATAGCCAGCGAAGAACGTAACCAGCCAGGCCACCCGGTGAACGAAAACGGCGTAAGCAACGACGAACTACGTACCTACATTCTGACCGGGGAAGCCCGCAGCCTGTCTACCAGCATTCCGGAGGACGGTGGCTATACCGTTATTCCTGAACTTAACAAACAGATTATGCAGCAGCTTAACGATGAGTCCGTTATGCGCAAAATCTGCACCGTGAAAAAAATCGGCAGTAACGAGTTTAAACAGCTTGTCTCTGTGGGCGGAGCGGGGGTGAACCACGGCGAGGAAGGAAAAGCCCGTGGTGAGACAACTACGCCGAAACTGGAAGAAGTCAGTATCCGCCTGTTCCCGGTTTACACCTATCCGAAGACCACGCAGGAAATTATCGATTTTTCTGGTGTGGATATCATGGGCTGGCTGTCCTCTGAAATTGGCGATGCTTTCGTCGATACCGAAGAAGCGGATCTGGCATCCGGAGACGGCGTGAAAAAAGCGAAGGGTTTTCTCTCTTACCCACTCAGCCCGGACGGTGACAAAACGCGTCCGTTCGGCACAATCCAGAAGGTCACCGTGAGTGTACTTAATGCGGATTTTCTGATTGACCTGAAATTTAAACTTCGTGCGAAGTACCGCAAAAATGCCGTATGGGTAACGAACTCCACCACGGCGGCCTCCGTTCAGAAACTGAAAAACGGTAACGGGGATTACATCTGGCGCGACCGTTTACAGGCAGGTGATCCAGATACGCTGCTGGGCCTCCCGGTTGAATATCTCGAAACCATGCCGGACGACCTGATCGGTATTGGCGACTTTAAACGTGGCTATTTCATCGTTGACCATGAGACAGGCACCCGCACCCGCCCGGATAACATCACCGAACCGGGCTTTATCAAAATTCATACGGATAAATACCTGGGCGGTGGTGTGGTTGATTCCGGCGCCATCAAGCTGCTCGAAATCTCTGCTTCCTCCACCAAATAATTCACAGGGGCTTCGGCCCCTTTCTGGTCTTTATGGAGTCCGTTATGGATACCGTTAATTTTGAAATCCGCACCTCTGAACTTATCGCCAAAGAGCGCAGGCTGGTGGGCTATGCGGTGCGCTGGAACAGCCTGTCAGAAATTATCTGGGACGAATTCCGCGAACAGTTTACGCCGGGAGCATTTGCTGGCTATCTCGCATCCGGTAATGATGTGCGCTGTTTATTTGAACATGACTATACCTAACTGCTGGGGCGTACCAGATCCGGCACGCTGATACTGTCGGAAGATGATACGGGTCTGCGATTTGAACTAACACCACCTAATACTCAGTTAGGTAATGATGTGCTGGAGCTGGTGGAACGGGGCGATATAGAAGGCATGTCGTTTGGATTCCGGGCGTTGAAAGAGAACTGGGATATTACCCAGTCGCCTTATCTGCGTATCGTCACCGCTGCTGAACTGCGAGAAATTACGATCACTTCTCTGCCTGCTTACCCGGAGTCCGGTGTGGAAATTGCACACCGCTCGCTTTATTCCCAGTATCCTGAGTTACGCCGCGATGGCGATAACCGCCGACGCTGGGCCGAACTGGTGGAGATCTGATATGTGGACTCTCTGGCCTTTCAGCCGTAAGGCAGAACAACGCAGCATGGCCATCGATGAATGGCTGGCGATGGTGGGCATACCTAATACCGGATCCGGCGAATATGTATCTGCGGGGACGGCGGAATCTCTGCCGGCTGTCATGAACGCCGTATCGGTCATCAGTGAAGCAGTGGCAACCATGCCCTGTTATCTCTACCGGGTAACGAATGATAAAGGGCGTGAGGCGCGGGAGTGGCTGAGTAATCACCCGGTTGATTATCTGCTGAATGAGCAGCCGAACGACTGTCAGACACCGTACCAGTTTAAACGCACGATGATGCGGCACTGTCTGCTGAACGGTAACGCTTATGCGGTGATCCGCTGGGGCCGTGATGGACAGCCTGAATCATTGCATCCATATGCACCGGGGACCGTAGTTCCGGAGCGTCTGTCCGGACACCGTTACAAATACACTATTACTGAACCCTTTAGCGGAATCACCCGTACTTATCTTCAGGAAGAGATTCTGCATCTGCGTTATGCCACGGACGATGGTTTTCTGGGGCGCTCACCGATAACCATCTGCCGGGAAGCGCTGGGCCTTGGACTGGCCCAGCAGCGCCACGGCGCTAACATCATGAAAGAGGGCATGATGGCGGCGGGCATTGTCAAAGCAAAAGACTGGCTTGACGGCGTGAACGGTAAAAAAGCCCTGGATGCACTGGAGCGGTACAAGGGTGCACGAAATGCCGGGAAAACGCCCATTCTTGAAGGAGGAATGGATTACGAAAAATTGGGCATGAGTAATCAGGATGCTGAATGGCTGGCTTCCCGGCGTTTTTCCATTGAAGACATTGCCCGTATGTTTAATGTTTCTCCGATCTTTCTTCAGGAATACAGCAACAGTACCTACAGCAACTTCAGCGAAGCGAGCCGCGCATTTCTCACTATGACCATGCGTCCCTGGCTGGCGAATTTCGAACAACAAATCAAATCCGCTTTGCTGGTGGCCCGTCCTGCATCCGGTACCCGTTACCAGGTTGAGTTCGATTCTGCTGACCTTCTCCGCGCTACACCAACCGAACGCTACGCCACTTACGAACGCGGTATTAAAAACGGGATTATGAATCCGAATGAAGCCCGCGAACGTGAGGGGATGCCACCGCGTGAAGGTGGGGACGAATTCAGCCAGGCATGGAAGCAGCAGATCGAAGTAAATAACAATAAAAGTAAGGAGGGTAGCGAATGAGAGCCGGAGGATTAAAACATCGTATAACGCTGCAGCGCTATGAACAAAGTCAGGGGCCATTGGGAGAACCGATAAAACGCTGGGTGGACTACGCCACGATCTGGGCTGAGGTAAAAGGTATCTCTGGCCGGGAGCTTCTGGCTACCGGTTCGTGGTCCTCTGAGGCCACAGTCAGAATATGGATACGCTATCGCAGTGATGTTAAGCAGGGACACAGAGTGAAATATCTGTCACCCGCAGTCAGTGGTGATATTTACGGTATAGAGGCGGCCCTCCCGGATAACGACCGCACCAGTCTTGAGCTCCTTTGTAAAGGAGGCGTGGCCAATGGCTGAATTAATAACTCTGGAAGAAGTAAAACTGCATTGCCGCATCGACGGGGATGATGAGAACGCCCTGATAAACGGGTATATCGTCGCCGCGCTGGAGATTTGCCAGAAACATATCGGCAGGCGTTTTGATGACGGACTCGAGTTTAATCCTGCGCTGAAGGTCGGGTGTCTGCTACTGGTCGGTCACTGGTATGAGCACCGGGAAATAGCGGCGGAAAAAACGTCCGAGCTTCCCTTTAGCACTTCGTCATTGTGGAACTACTACCGGGAACCTGGAGTGTATTAAATGCCATGGCAACCTTTACGACGCTGTACAGAGCCCGGATGTAATAAACGGGTAAAGTCCGGCAAATGTGATGAACACAAACGGAATGCACAACGGCAGAGTGATAGCCGACGAGGCACACGCACAGAACGCGGTTACTCCAACCGATGGGGAGAATACCGGCTCCTCTTTCTGAAGACTAATCCGCTGTGCGCCCACTGCCATAGTGCTGGCGTCTATAAGCAGGCAACTATCGTTGATCACATCATACCTATTGAGGGCGAAGGCGATGTGTTGTTCTGGCCATCCAGTAACCACCAGCCGTTATGTGCTGCCTGTCATGGTCGCAAGACAGCCACAACGGACCCGCTAACTAAGCAGCAGCGTAAAGCCGGAATGTTCCGGGAACAGGAAGAAGCAGCGCAGCGCCGCAACGACTGGGTCTATGAGGTTGCTCATGAGTGAACAGGAATACATGAGTCAGCGTGAACGGGGTGGGGGAGGTTTCAAAGACAACCCCCTCCCGGCGAGGAACCACCCGCTCCCTCAAATTTTTATGCACAGTGATTTTTTTGAAAATAAAACGAAAAGGAAAATAGTGATTTATGCCAAGACCACCGAAACCGCCCGCTTACCTTGATGAAATCGCGGCGCAGCAGTGGAAAGCAAAGGCGAAGCAACTGGCGGAACGTGGTGATCTGACGCCTGCCGACTGGAACAACCTTGAGCTTTATTGCGTCAACTATTCGATGTACCGCAAAGCTGTGGAAGACCTTGCCACACGGGGATTCAGCATTGTGAACAGCCAGGGCGGTGAGAGCCGGAACCCGGCACTGAGCGCAAAGGCTGATGCCGAAAAAATTCTCATAAAAATGTCGTCGTTGCTGGGCTTTGATCCGGTGAGCCGTCGCCGTAACCCGCCTGAAACTGAAGAGGAAGACGAACTTGACCGTATGGAATGATTACGCCAGCGCTATTAAATCTGGCGAAATTCCGGCCTGTAAGCGGGTAAAACAGGCCGTCGAAAGGTACTTTTCAGACCTGAATGATCTCCGTTATGAGTTTGATACGGCGACAGTAGAGCGGTTTATCGCGTTCTCGCGACTTTGCCCTCACGTCAAAGGTCCGTTGCGCGGCCAGCCAATCGCGCTGGAACCGTGGCAGCAATTCGCCTTCGCTAATCTGCTGGGCTTTAAGGTCAGGGAGACAGGTCGCAGAAAGTACAGCAGCGCCTTTATCGAAGTGCCGCGCAAGAATGCCAAATCCACTGTGGCCGCCATGCTGGCTAACTGGTTCCTGGTAATGGAAAAAGGCCAGCAGGATATTTACACGGCGGCGGTGAGTCGGGATCAGGCCCGTATCGTGTTCGACGATGCCCGCCAGATGTGCCTGCTGTCAAAACCGCTGAAAAAGCGCGTCAATATTCAGGCGCACAAGATCATTTTCCCGAAGAGCAACAGCCTGTTAAAACCGCTGGCGGCAAAAGCGGCCACTATTGAAGGGACTAACCCAAGCCTGGCGATTGTCGATGAATACCACCTTCATCCGGATAACGGAGTTTATTCCGCGCTTGAGCTGGGTATGGGCGCACGTCCTGAGGCGATTTTGTTCGCCATCACTACTGCCGGGAGTAACGTCGTTTCCGCCTGTAAACAGCATTATGACTACTGCTGCCAGATTCTGGCCGGGGAAGAGAGCAACGATTCTCTGTTTGTCCTGATCTACGAGTTGGACGACGAAAGCGAGGTTGAACAGCCGGAAATGTGGAGCAAGGCTAACCCTAACCTGCATGTGTCCGTTGACGCCGCGAAACTGGAATCCACCATCCAGAAAGCTCGTAGCATACCGTCGCAGTGGGTGGAAATGCTGACCAAACGTTTCAATATCTGGTGTCAGGGATCCACGCCGTGGATGGGGGCCGGGGCATGGGATGCCTGTGCACTCGATTATGCTGAAGAAGATCTGGCCGGAATGGAGTGTTACGCCGGGTTTGATCTGTCCTCAACCAGCGATATTACCAGTGTAAGTTACGCTTTCCCGTTCGACAGGGAGATCCGACTTCTTACCCGTCATTATCTGCCGGAAGCGCAGCTGCTTAACGTCGCTAACAAAAACCGCACCATCTATCGCCAGTGGGTGAACGCGGGCTGGATACGCACCACGCCCGGCGACTGTATCGACTATGACCGCATCCGTGATGATATCCTGCGAGATGCTGAAAAATTCAGTATCCGGCTGGTGGGCTTTGATACGTGGAACGCGACGCATTTGCGTACCCAGTTACAGGGGGCGGGGCTCGATGTGGAGCCTTTCCAGCAAACTTATCTGCGGTTCAGCCCGGTTGCTAAATCTTTTGAGGTGTTCGTTAACCGTAAGGTATTACGCCATCGTGGCGATCCGGTTCTGTCCTGGGCTATGGGTAACGTGGTGATGGAGTCCGACGCTAACGCCAACATAAAACCTAACAAAAAGAAATCCGGTAACAAGATCGATCCTGCGGTCGCAGCGTTGATGGCGTTCGGTACTTTCCAGGCAGAACATGAAGAATTCGCTTTTGATATGAGCATGTTTCACAAAGAAAGATTGTTGAAGTTCAATGGTATATAGAATGCTTTTGATGTTAATTTAAACGTAAAAGCATGAATGTAAAAACGTTACTCGTTACTGCATATTTAGAACGATGAGGAAATTAAAATGTCATTTTCGGCAACTGTGTTGAATGTGCTAATTGCATCTCCATCAGATGTACCTGAAGAAAGGGAAGCTATTACAGAGAGTCTTTATGAATGGAATGCCTTAAATTCACAAACGACTGGTTTTGTATTGTTACCAGTAAGGTGGGAGTCCCACAGTGCTCCAACAATGGGGGATAGGCCGCAGGGCATCATTAACAATCAGGTGGTTAGAAACTGCGATATGTTAATTGGTGCTTTTTGGACTCGTTTAGGGTCTCCAACAGGTGTTGAAGAAAGTGGCACCGTTGAGGAGATTAAGTGGTTTTTGAAACAACAAAAACCAGTGATGCTTTACTATTCAAAAAAACAAGTGGATCTCGATCTTATTGATACACAACAGCTTGAGAAATTAAAAGAATTTAAAAAAAGCATCAGAGACAAAGGGATACAAGAGCAATATACGAATGTTGATGAGCTTAAAATGAAGCTATCGCGTCAGTTAACAATCGTTTTGCGAGAAGTTTCAGTTAACACAGTGGTGGATGTGAAAGCTGTCAAGGCAGCGAAAAGTCACGAAGATAAGAAATTTGATGCCGATAGCTCTACGCTTGCTACTTCGAGCCCAAAAGCTAAGGTAAAAAAAACTACTAGCTCTAATGAGATCCGCTTAATTGATTACACCGAAAAGGCGTTTGTAGTGGTAGGAGACACAAATGATTATGCGGAACAACTTAAAGAACTGAGCGGAAAATGGATAACTGTTCGTTGGGGTGGGAAAGCTTGGATGTTTTCTAAGAAGCGATTAAGTGAAGTCTCTGAACTTTTGGATTTAGCGCCAGAAATGTTAAGTGAGGATGAAGCACTCTAAGAGTGGGTGGCCCGGCTTTCGCCGGGCCGGGCTTGTTACGCTGTTACTTACGTAATACATAGACAAGAGCAACACTAACTGGCAGAGCAACAAATGGGCTTAGACCAATATTGCTTAGCGTCATTAGCAAGCCACTCAAGGCAAGCATACGCTTTGACAGCAGGTCTGAGCCCTTAATAGAGTTAGTCATTGAGACCTCCATTAGGGGTTCCTGCCGTCTCATGAAGAGTTGGGAGCAAGAAATACAGACCCGTAGCGCTTGTGTTCTTAGAACATCTTCCAGTGAAAGAGGCCGCTACGACCCAACTGGACGTTTAGGCTTTTAGCCAAACCGTTACTCCAAAATACCTAGTTAAAGTATCCTATAGGTATCCTAGAGATTCTTTAAATTCGCGATTCCTCGCAAATCCTTGATATTTGGTGGCCCCTGCTGGACTTGAACCAGCGACCAAGCGATTATGAGTTCCTACCGGAACAACCGAAAATCAATAGTTTGCGTTATTAAACATTGACTTAGTTTGCCAATATTTGCCAGCGTTTGCCAATGTTTGCCATTTACACCGCCATTTTATCGCCACTCGTCGCCAGTGGATTGAGTTTAACAGCATCCTCCAAATGGTCGGGGGCAAAGTGAGCATATCGCATCGTCATTTTGATGTCGGTATGGCCGAGCACACGCTGCAATACGAGAATATTACCACCATTCATCATAAAGTGGCTGGCGAAGGTGTGCCGCAACACATGGGTAAGTTGTCCGGCAGGTAGCTCAATATTAGTGCGTTGCAGTGCCGAACGAAAAGCGCCATAGCAATTCTGGAATAAGCTACCATTCTCTTTGTTTTTAGCCGGTAATTCTTCATAAAGCTCTTTGCTGATAGGCACAGTGCGATTCTTCTTACCTTTAGTGTAGTTGTAGGTAATTTTATATTTTGATAGCTGTGATTTCTTGAGCCCTTCGGCCTCGGACCAACGAGCACCAGTCGCAAGGCATATTTTCACAACAGATACTAAATCAGGGTGTTCGTGTCGTTTGCACTCATCAAGAAGCGCTGCAATCTGTTCCTTCGTGAGCCAGGCCATTTCCATTTCTTCCGTGCGGAATGGGCGCATATTTTTCAGCGGATTTTCCCCTTTCCATTCCCCGAGTCGATTAAGCTCGTTGAAAACAGCACGAAAGTAGGCAAGCTCAAGATTAAGCGTGCGAGGTGATACTTCTTTTACCCTGTTTGAACGGGCGTAATCGCCTTTTAACCGTTTTTCTCGATAGCGGGAAAACATCTGCGCATCAAAATCGCGAGCTAACGGTTCGCCCATGCAATCGAAAGCGTGGTGCATAGCAAGTTTCCGTTTTTCGCCGTCCTTTAAGGTTATTCCATGCGCGCTATACCAGGAATCGACAAGCTCTTTTAGAGAGCGGCGGTCTTCTTTTTCTTCTTGCCAAGGGTGCTGTATTTTATGCTGTTCAAAAGCCAGTGCTTCACCTTTGGTGGCAAACTTCTTTCTGATGCGTTTGCCTTTTGCCCCATTAGGGTAGATTTCACAAATCCACCCTCCAGCCGGATTTTTACGGACGGCCATCAGTTAACCTCGCTGTATACACCTACCACTCGGCCAATCGTTTTTATCTCATCAATCCCACACTCAAACGGTACTTTACCTCCTGCCACATGCAATCTTTTACCGGGTAGAACCGTTAACTCTCGGAGGCTGATTGCGCCCTCAACATCGACAATCCAAAGACCGTCAGCCAAAGGCGCATCTTTCTCAGTGATGTAGCTTTTACTCTCGTTTTTAACGCAGATAGCACTTTTCAAAGGCTTTTCGAAAAGCTCAGGGTCGATTTTCAAAACTCCGTTATCAGTGAGACGGCCTTCACTTAATGTGAATAATTTGAGTTCGTAAGACGATTTTGAGTGCTCGTCAGATTTTTGTGGTCCTTTTCCGGTAAGGATCCATTGGATATTGACACCAGTTTCAAGGGCGCAGAATGCAGCGAAATCATAGGAGACGTTACCGCGTGTATAGCGGTTTTGTAGTGTGCTGGCTGCGATATTGAAATGGTTTGCGAGTTGAATTTTCTGTGTGAACCCGTAGACCTGACAAATTCTATCTAACACTTCCTCGTTTGAAATTTGGCTTTCAAAGTCCATAAATCGCATTCTCATGTTGACCAATGCGAATAATCGCATTAGGATTCGATTGTTGGTGGCAATTGGTGGCAAACATTGGCAAACGTTGGCAACCATATGGCAAACATTGGCAAAGAGGAAATGATGCAACATGGCTTCCGAAATCGCAATCTTCAAAATCCCAGCCCCTGTGGTTTCCCTGCAGCAGTTCGCAGAGCTTGAGGGTGTTTCAGAACGTACCGCTTACCGTTGGACAACAGGAGATAATCCATGTGTACCAATCGAACCTCGCAAAATCCGTAAAGGCTGCAAGAAAGCTGGCGGTCCTGTTCGCATTTACTACGCACGATGGAAAGAAGAACAGTTGCGTAAAGTGTTGGGTCATTCCCGATTTCAACTTGTCATAGGCGCTTAATTCACTTTATGTGAATTTTAAGGATGCAACATGTTTGATTTTCAGATTTCCAAACATCCCCACTATGACGAAGCGTGCCGGGCTTTTGCGCAGCGTCACAACATGGCGAAGCTGGCCGAGCGCGCGGGTATGAATGTTCAGACGTTACGCAACAAGCTCAACCCTGAACAGCCTCACCAGTTTACGCCGCCTGAATTGTGGCTGCTGACTGACCTGACCGAAGACTCAACCCTCGTTGATGGTTTTCTGGCGCAGATTCATTGTCTGCCATGCGTGCCGGTTAATGAGCTGGCTAAAGATAAATTGCAGTCTTACGTCATGCGCGCAATGAGTGAACTCGGGGAACTGGCGAGCGGTGCGGTATCTGATGAGCGTCTGACCACTGCCCGTAAGCACAACATGATTGAAAGCGTTAACTCCGGCATTCGCATGTTGTCATTGTCGGCTCTGGCGCTGCATGCACGTCTGCAGACTAATCCCGCTATGTCGAGCGTGGTCGATACCATGAGCGGTATTGGCGCATCGTTTGGTCTGATTTGAGGTGCGTATGCTGAAAAGTGAACCGTCATTCGCGTCTCTGCTCGTTAAGCAAAGCCCCGGTATGCATTACGGCCACGGCTGGATCGCAGGTAAGGACGGCAAGCGCTGGCACCCGTGCCGCTCACAGTCCGAATTATTAAAAGGGCTGAAAACAAAGTCGCCGAAATCGTCAGGTTTTTTAATTATTCGTATTGTCCACTTTGTAATTAAAGGAGTGAAACATGTCACGCGATGAATTAAGAATTGTTTTGGGTGCCATGATTCCAAATATGGAGGAAGGTTTTGAAATTAAAACCCGCGACGGCGCAATACTTCGCGTTGACCCTGAGTGGGAGTGCTGCAAAGAATTTAAGGATGGATTAAAAGCCGAAATCATCAAGCAGTTAAAAAGCAAGCCTGCTGTTGTATTTGGATATAGTTAATTAATTAAACGTAATTACTTGGCGTAAACCCGCCGGGCTTCTTATTGCCCAAATTCAGGAGAAAGAACAATGCAGAAAGAATTACCAAAAATGTTTGTAGCCGAAACTGACCCGCTTATGACTGTGATTGATATTGCCAAGCGTGAGGAGCGCAAAGGTCGCGCGCTTGCAGTTTCAATTCGCCTTGAGGCATTGGCAACCCATATTGCCAACAAAGGGTTAAACGGTATTGAAGCGGCTGAACTGCTGCGCCGTGAAGCAACCCGCTTTGAGAACGAATCACAGGAGCTGCATTAATGAAAACCAGCCACTTAAAGCCTAACCAACGGGTACTCATAACTCGCAAAGACGGCTCTCGACCACCTCGCCTCGGTACCTTTTTACGCCGCGATGGGCGCATGGCTGTCTTTTATATCGATGATTTCGTCGGCATGCGTGGCGCAGACGATAAGGGTATCACCACCATTTCCCTTAACAGCAAAGACTTTGAGGTGACTGCGGAGGGTAAGCGCTGATGGCCGATGCAATGGATTTAGCACAACAGCGTGAGCAGGAAGACCGCGAGCGCCATATCAACAACGCGCGCAGCCGTATCGCTGCGCCTTCTCGTTTCCTCTGCGAAGAATGTGACGCACCAATCCCGGAAGCTCGCCGCATTGCAATTCCGGGTGTGGCCTTTTGCGTGACCTGCCAGCAAATCGCAGAGCTCAAATCAAAACACTACAGGGGCGTGTAAATGAGCATTCGAATCGAAATAGGTGATAAATGGATTATTACCAGCGACCAGTATCAATTCATCCTGAATGAAAAGAAAGTCGTTAAGTCAGGTAAAAAGGCTGGCGAGGAATGGCTCGACACCATCGGTTATTACCCGAAGATTAACCAGCTTATTTCCGGGCTGATTCATCACCATATTCAGCAGTCATCAATTACCACCCTTGATGCAATGGCCGATGAGATTGAGCGTATCGGAGAAATGTGCGCCTCCTCTATCAAGGCGACGGCATGAGAAAAACACATCAATTAAAAATTCGGCCTGAGTTTTTTCAGGCTGTCATCAATGGAACGAAAAAAGCTGAGTTTCGTCTTGCTGACCGCGCTTTTGCTGCAGGGGATTTACTTTGCTTAAACGAGTATGGCTCCTGCGAATATGACCCGCAAAGGGTCGGTTTTACCGGCGCTTTTGTCTACGTGCTAGTGACTCATGTAACTGACCTTAACGAGTGGGCTCCTGGCTATGTGATGCTAAGCATACAGCGTAGGCAAGTGGGGGAGCTATGCGGGTAAGCGTTAACTATGCTTACCCGTGGAACGCTCCACGGTCGGCAATAGCCAGCCCATATCTTACCTATGACCAACAGCATCGCCGCGACCGTATGTTCGCGGCTTTGCTGCATGCGAGAAAGGTGCTTTCCCTCCAGCCTGAGTGCGTGCGTTTCGATGTTTATCGAACCGCTGCGGTGCTGGAGCAAAATCAGGGCAGTCAACGAGCCAATGCTTTTTTAATCAGCTTCTGCAAAAAGGCATTGCCGCGCCTTGAACTGGTCGCAAAAAAATATGAGTGTGCAGGCATTAGCAGCGATGTATCAGGCGCTGTTTTCGGTGGTCATTTCGATACGAAATATATGCAGTATCTGGCATCACGTATGGTCAATATGGTCGCCAGATACAACCGCCTCCCGGATATGTCGCGTGCCGACATTGACCTGCTTTCTGCTGATATCGCTAATTTTATTCGTGCTGAACTGGCAGAACATGATGACGCTGATTCACATTTCGGCGAGTTGGCGACATTACATGGCTGGTACATGCGCGCCGGATTAATTGCGCTGCAATTTGGTGTTACTCCTCCTCACTGGGCGGGACTGACAACAAAATACTTTGACCAGGACAAAGCGGCGCCAGCAATCATGCGCATGTTTAATGAGGTTTGGTGGCGTGGCCGTCTGCGACGCATTGCGGCGTCATGGCGCGAACATCTGCAAATTGCAGTCGGCAATGTCAGCAAGAAACGACACGCATACGCGAGTAAAAACTGCGTGACCGACTGGCGCGAGCAAAAACGCCGCACGCGCGAATTTCTCAAAGGGCTGGATCTCGAAGACGAAGAAGGCAACCGCATTAGCCTGATTGAAAAATACGATGGCTCGGTCGCTAATCCTGCAATACGCCGCTGCGAGCTGATGACACGCATCCGTGGGTTTGAAAATATCTGCAATGAGCTCGGTTATGTCGGGGAGTTTTACACCCTGACCGCGCCGTCTAAATATCACGCCACAACTAAAGCAGGCTACCGTAACAGCAAATGGAACGGAGCCAGCCCGTCGGATACGCAAAGTTATCTCACTGGCCTTTGGGCGCGCATTCGCGCCAAGCTGCACCGGGAAGAAATCCGCATTTTCGGCATCCGTGTTGCTGAACCTCATCACGACGGGACGCCTCACTGGCACATGCTTATGTTTATGCTGCCGGAAGACGTTGAGCGCGTGCGCCTCATCATTCGCGATTATGCGTGGGAGGAAGACCACCACGAATTGAGAAGCGACAAAGCCAAAAAGGCGCGCTTTCATGCCGAGGCCATTGACCCGGAAAAGGGCAGCGCTACCGGCTATGTTGCTAAGTACATTTCAAAAAATATCGACGGCTATGCTCTCGATGGTGAAACCGATGACGAAAGCGGTGAGCTGCTGAAAGAGACAGCCCCCGCCGTATCAGCATGGGCGGCGCGCTGGCACATCCGTCAGTTCCAGTTTATCGGCGGTGCGCCGGTGACGGTCTACCGTGAATTGCGTCGTCTCGCTGATACCGAGACCGCGCACGGTCTGAGCGTTGAGTTTGCTGCCGTCCATGATGCCGCCGACGCTGGTGATTGGGCTGGTTACGTTAATGCGCAGGGTGGTCCGTTTGTCCGTCGCGATGATTTACAGGTGCGCACGCTGTATGAGCCGCGCCCAGAGTTTAACCAGTATGGCGAGGAAACAGTCTGCATTCGTGGCGTCTACGACTCTGCTGTCGGCGCAGGCACCCCGATTTTAACCCGGTTAACGCAGTGGAAAATTGTGCCGAAGCGTGCCGTTGATTTGGCCGTTGACGTTAAGGGCGCTCCTGCGCCCTCTCGGAGTTCTGTCAATAACTGTACGGGAAGCGAAAGCGATCCACCGGTACTGGATTTGACAAAACCCCTGAGTCGGCGCGAAAGACGTGAGCTAACGAAACGGCTCAGGAAGCCAAAACCAGCAATGCAGCGAAAATTCATCCACGGAACGGATGAGCAAAATGCAGCTATAGCGAAAACTATCGACGAAATACATCTGACAACCGGCAACACTATCAGCCGGGGCGAAGCCTTGCACCTGATTGCAGGTGGCAAAAGTTGCTTTGATGGTAAATGGTTGCGAGGAACGGCCACAGGAGAAATATTTACCGCAGCTCCATCACATCAGGCTAAAGCTAAGGAGCATCAGACAAAAGCTACAGAAATCCTCAATCGTGTTGCGGTTTTATCTGAACTGGCAACGAAAGCATAACCGTTAATATTCATCCATATCATGTACATACAGTGTATTTACTGCTTTTTTTCTTCACATTTTTTATCAATACGTGCTACTGTATGTTTATACAGTATCTCGTTGTGGAGGTTGTGTGGATAGAGAGTTAAGTGAGCACGTTATGATTGAGCGGGTCGAAATGATTGCGCGTCTGACGGCTGAAGGGACTTGTCAGGAAAGAGACCGTGAAATCGCATTGAATTTAATTGCGGAGATAGCAAGAGGCAACTTAATGAAAAACAATAATTTTTCTGTTGTTTTTTCCGCGCCGCCAGTTGATGAAACCTTTGCGAGGGAGAGCAAGGTGAGGGTAAATATCACTTTAGATAAAGACCAAATAGTCGGTCAGCCTGTGATTGATGCTTTTCAGAGTGAATTATCTAGGCGAATACAGTCTGTTTTTCCATCGACGCGCGTTACGGTCAAAAAGGGATCCATGACTGGTGTCGAACTGATGGGGTTCGATAAAGATTCAGACCGCGAAGCGCTGGACGCTATTCTTCAGGAAGTTTGGGAAGATGAGAGCTGGCGGTAGCTCTTCAAAAAAGTGCCAATATCAACCTCATGTTTGGTAGCATGAGGTTGTTTTTTATGGGATTAGATAAAGGAAAATCATGGATACCGTAATAGCATTTTTATCTCTGGCTCTTTTTATTGCTTTTATCATTGGTCTTATCAAGCCGTCGCTGGTTAGGATGCCAAATCGAAAGCGCTCAAGCGCGGTTTATCTCGGCGGCTGTCTGGCGCTGGGCGTTATTGGCTCAATCTTATGGCCGACTGAAAAGGGTCAGCCTGTAGCGAAAAATGATGTACCGGCGGTTAAAACGGAACCGGCTACGCCAACGTTTAAGTACGCAGATAAAACCCTCAAAGAATATCGCAACGAGCCAAAAGAAACCCGGCATGAAATCGTTAAAGACTATGTTAGCTTCAAAAGTGTACCGGTCAGCTCTGCAGATGCTTTTTATGCCTGTATGAGTGAGTACACTTTTACTAAAGATGATGCGTTAAAGCTCGGTGATGTGTTGGGGTGGTGTTTCAACGACTTTGAGAAGGATCCACAATCTCTAAATAATAAAATCAACCTTGATGTATTTCAGGGAAATTTTAGCGGTTGGGATGGCTCTTATCGTCCGTTAGAGAAGCTGATAAAAGCCAGCATGAATGATGATTCCTCTTATAAACATGTTTCAACGGTTTACCATCTTATTTTGAATAAAGACCCGCATGCTGTTGTCAAAACAACGTTTCGCGGAACTAATGCTTATGGTGGAGTGGTTAAACAGACCGTAGCAGCGCGCGTCGATGTTCGAACGGGTGAGGTAGATTCAATACTCGAAAATTAAGTAATACAGTGACAAACGCCGCCGGTGTTGAAAAACGACTGCCGCGAGGCGTTTGTCCTGCCTTTCAAAATTTCCAGATGTGTTATTAGTTACACACTAGTGATGAATGGGACGTTACCTTAGCGGGTTTTATAGTGGCGCTTTGACGACACTAAATAAAATTCATTGAGGGTGATATTATGCATCGACTACCGGGAGAAATTCCGCAGCACAAAACTAAAAGCATAAAACTGATGGCAATCGTTCATCGTCTGCAGACGATAATGGTCAATGAGAACCTGACTCCAGCAGAGCTAGTCGGATGTGCTGAAATAGTCAGAGATAACTACGGCAAGCTGGACGATATCAGCAGGCCGACACATTACTCACCGCCACCACGTCGACCATAGAAAACGCCGCCGGAGCTGAAACTCGCTTTCAGGTCTGGTGGGGTTGAATAACGAGCCCCGCGAGGCGTTAGCAGTATCGAAGCCAAATAGATGACAAAAAAGCTCAACGAATGACTTCATATTTGATAGCATTGAATTATTTATTATAGAAAATATACAAATGGTGAGTTTTTTTAATTGTTGATGGCTAAATTTAAGGAGGGTAGTGTGAAGTTGATTAGGCGCGTGATGTATTACTTTAGGAATTTATTAGGTAAGGATAAGGTAGTATGGATTTTATTGTTGCTAGCAATCTCTTTGCTGGCATTTTTTATTGGGTGTTTTATAGGGTATAGTCATGTGGGCATAAAGGATAATTCGAAGTTTATAACTTTAACGATTCCGTTTTTATCTATGCTCGGCTCATGGGTTTCAGGTATTGGCGCTCTCTTTGCGGTAGTGGCATCTTTGTATATAGCACTTCGTGCAGCTAGAGAAAATACTGAGGAGTTAGATATACAGTATAGTTTGGTTCTTATTCCATCAATGTATAACTCAACAAAAGCAGAGGTCGAAGTTTCAATAAATATAACTAATATGAAACGAATGAGAAGTAATATTCAGGCTGTATCGTTTAATTTCTCTAATAATCCAGACCTTTTCATTCTGGTGAACCCTGCGCAATTAATAGTGGGTCAGATTCCGCATACGCTTGAGGATTACGGGGACCGGTTGAGCCTGGTTATACCAAGAACTATTTTTTCATCAGTAAAGCAAAAGTGGTTTATGGATAATTGCAAAGGTGAGGATGTAGGAGAATGCACAATTGTTGTACAAACAACTACTAAACGGTTTTCGAAGACATTAACCTCAGCGCAAACGAAATCATTTAACGAACAATTTAAAGAAAAGTTAACAGAAAGCGGTGTATAGCAAGGCATATCTTTCAATAACTTTTCTATTATTTAAATCCGGTAAACGGGTGCAAGACATACAGCCAAAATTTGACCAGAATTTCACGTTTTTTAGTCATGCATGCAACAGGTGCATTGTTTTGCATGCGTCAGGGTTGCCAGTTCTGGCCGTGCGCCACCAGAGCTGGCGCGGATCCAGAGTGGTCATGCAACTGCATTAAAACCGACCCATAAAGCGGGCAGGCGTGGCGGGGAAAGCATTGCGCGCCAGAGGTGGTGCGTAATAATAAAAATTATCGTCTGAGCGCGTCGTGATGGCGCTGTCGTGATTGTTGTCGGGTCGTTGGTGGTTGGGTGTGGTCGTGCGCGCGTGGCGCGTCTGAGGCGTGATGGTGGCGGGGTATGAAAAAGCCGCCATGCTGGCGGCTTGAGGGGGATTATTCCGGGTTGTCGAGGGTGTACTCTTTGAACCTGATGACCTCCATGCCGAGCCAGTCGTTTACCTCCCTGAACCTGTCCTGCAGGGGTGACAGCTCGTTACGCACAAATACTTTTGCCACCTTCTCAACGTCACCGAGTGAGCCGATATTCTCGGGCTTGCCGCCCATGAGCTGGAACGGTACGCGGTGCGCGTCCATCAGGTCGGCGGCGCTGGCTTTCTTGATGTTGAAAAAGTCATCCTTTGTGGCGACCTCGCTCAGTGGCACAATTTTGATGCCGTCTGGTTTTCCTCCGGGGGCGTAGAAAAACAGGTTCTTAAAGTTGCCGAGCCCTTTCGAGTTGCGCATTGCCTCGCGCAGCGATTCGACGTCGGTAGCGCTCTGCGCCGGGTCGGTCACATACATGATGTAACCCGCGTGCGCGCCGTTCTGGTAATACTTGCGACGGAACAGCGTCGCGGACTCATTAAGCCAGGCAGAATTAAGCGCACTGAGATATTCCGGCAGACCGTAAATTTCCTGATTAATGTCAGGCTCCAGCAGGTGAAACACGGTGTCAGGCGCGAATTCATGCGGCAGAGTGAAGTTTTCCACAAACCAGAAAATCGAATCATCAACCCCACGACGAGTATATTTGGCCGGTGAGGTCAGTAGCTTGATTAACTGGCCGGTGACGCTGTGGCGCTGCTCAAGAAAAGCGTTGCCAAATACCAGATAGTCGAGCGCAAAACGGCTGAAATCCTGACGTGATAACAACGGGTGCGGAATGTAGGTGCTCGCGAGCACGTTGCGTTTAACGTAAATCGGTGAGCTGTGATGCACGGCAGAGCGCAAGCTCTTTGCCAGCCCGGAGAAGCTGACCGGCGGCTCGTACCATTTGCCGTTACTGATGCACTCGACGTAATCCAGAATATCGCGCTTATCGAGCACCGGCACCGGCTCGCCAAAGGTGAACGCCTCCATTTTCTGCGGGGCGCTGGCCGTCATGGCGACTGCTTTGCGTGGCTTGCGCTTGCTCATGCTGCCACCTCACCCGCTGCAACAGCGAAAGACCAGTCGCAGCCAAACAGCAGACGATAATCATCGTCGCTGTATTCGCGTTTAATTTCCTCAGGCGCAAAGAGATTGCACCCGCGCTGGCATGCTGCATCCAGAGTGACCGACTGACGCCAGACACCATCTGTGCAAAATACGCTGTCACCGGTATTTATTAGCGGTGACGGTCGGCGCTTGCGGGTTGTGCCGTTCCATACCCTGAATGCTGCGTAGCTGTCTGATGGTGTGGTGAACATCGTCAGATTGTGGCGTTTATGGCTGGCGATAGCCGCCGCGACTTTTTCCGCTCTTAGCGGGTTATTGAACCATCCGAACTCATCAAGGTAGACATTACCCGCCAGCGCGGCGCAGTGGGATTCCTCGCCGACAAAGCTGATAACCGCACCGTCGTCGAGCTGCAGGTTATGGCCGTTGCTCGTCAGACGGACGCCGACGCGCGCAGAAAGGTTATTCATGTACATCAGCGCCACGCGCGCATGCTCAATGGTGTGAGCAAACCAGACCTGATTTTTGCCTGTTGTCAGCGCATCGAGCAGCGCCTCACGGCTAAAGAGCTGCGTTGCACCAATCTGGCGCGATTTGGTGATGCTGCGGTCGATACTGAGTTTCCCGACACGCAACCATGTTGCCTGATAGTCAAAGCTGTCATTGTGCAAAATATCGGCCATTGCCTGAATCTGGCTTTGTGAGAAAACGTTATTTTTCATTAATTAAACTCCAGAATAGATTTAGGCTGCATGCCGCTACCGGCAGAAAGCGGTTCGTTTAACAGGGCGTGCATGGTCGCCCATGCGATATCGGCGTGACTGGCTTCCTCAGTGCGGCTGGCCTCGTAGGTGGCGCTGCGCCCGCTGCTGGTCATGGTTTTGCGAATCGACATAAACGACTGCGTGACGTCGGTTGCCCCGGCGTCGTACTCCAGACAGCCGCGGCGAATGGTGTCTTTTGCTTTGAGCACCATTGCGGTTTTCATTTCAGGTGTGTAACGGATGCCGCGTGCCGCCGGGTAGAATGAGCGCACCAACTGGAATACGCCGAGACCGAGGCCGGTTGCGTCAATGCCGATGTATTCGACGTTGTATTTTTCGGTAAGCCCTCGGATGCCCTCTGCCTGTGCGGCAAAGTCCATGCCCTTCCACTGGTGGCGCTCCAGCATGCGGAACTTGCCACCCGAGACCACCGGCGGCGCGAGCACGACGCACCCGGCACTGTCGCCAGTGTGCGACGGGTCGTAGCCAATCCAGACCGGGCGAGAGCCGAAAGGATGGTCGGCGAACGGGGCAAAGTCCTCCCATTCTTCCATCACATCGACCATGCAGCGCTGCAGCTCCTCGAACGGGAATACCGATGCCTTATCGTCGACAAACTCGCACATAAACAGGTTTTTAAAATCATCATCACTGTTTTCGCGTTTGAGCTGGTCGAGGTCGAACAGGGTGCAGCCCCCGGCAAGGGCGTCCTCAATGGTGACAATCTGCCGCCACTGGCCATCGTCGCAGAGCTGGCCACCGGCGAGCGCGCGGTGACTGATGTCGATTTCGATGCGGTCAGCGGCACTGGCGCGCCCCTTGTTGAACAGCTCACCCGACCAGAAGGGGTAAGCCCCGTGCGCCAGCGTTGAGGGCGTCGAAAAGTAGGTTGAGCGCAGATGCTTCTGCGAAGCCATGCCCGAGGCGACTTTGCGCAGTTTCTGAAAGTTCGGGATCCAGAATATTTCATCGACATACAGGTCGCCGTTATGGCTCTGCGCGGTATTGGAATTGGTACCGAGAAAAATCAGTTTTGCGCCGTTGTTGCCGATGACAATCGGGTCGCCGGTCAGGTCAACGTCGACCAGTCGTGCAAACTGGATGATGTATTCGCGGAACACGTAAGCCTGCGTTTTACTGGCTGACAGAAATATCTGGTTATGGCCGGTTTTGAGCGCGCGCAGCAGTGACTCGCGGGAGAAATAGAACGTCGCGCCAATCTGGCGGGATTTGAGAATGTCGCGAATACGGTGCTCCAGTCCTGCGCGGTACCACTGCAACTGGTACTCGAAAGACTGGTCGAAAAATAATTCCTCCAGTTTCTCGATAGCCTCGTCGCTGAAAAAGTTCTTTTTCGGCTTTTTGCGCTCCCCTTTGTTGCGGTTGGCGACGTTGGGGTTAAGGTCGGCCTCGTTGCCGGTCTGGCTGTAGCGGTTGACGCGTGCCAGCCGCTCAATCTGCCGCCCGAGCAGGTCAATCTCTTTGAAATCGCCGCCTGTCTTTTGCGGCTTGGCGATGAGCTGAATCAGCCTGGCCTCAAGGCTGCTTTCAACGCGGGAAATCGGTGCGATGCCGTCCCAGCCGTCGCGCTGCTTCCAGCTCTGCACGGTCGGGCGCTTGACCTGCAGCATTTCGGCAATCTGTGGCACGGAAAAGCCCTGCCAGTAAAGCAGCGATGCCTGTCGTCGCGGGTCATGCAACAAGGTTGTATCGGTGGAAATGGTCATTGATGCCTCGCCGTAGTGGATTCAGGGCAAGGCTACTTAATGGCCGTCAGTGATTCGCTAAGGTGCTGTTGTGTGGGCGATTGTCCAGCCGTCGTTGGTGGTCTGGTGAGCCCTGAGTCTGGAAACTGGCGTTGACCAGTAACCCTAACCTCAGGACTCCTGACAATGGCAAAAAAAGTCTCAAAATTCTTTCGCATCGGCGTCGAGGGTGATACCTGCGACGGGCGCATTATCAGCGCCAGTGATATTCAGGAAATGGCCGACACGTTTGACCCGCGCGTCTACGGTTGCCGCATCAATCTTGAGCACATCAAAAGCGTGTTTCCTGACAGCCCGTTCAAACGCTATGGCGATGTGGTCGAACTGAAAGCGGAGAAAATCGAAGATGACTCCGCGCTTAACGGAAAGCTGGCTCTGTTCGCAAAAATCAGCCCATCCGACGATTTAGTCGCAATGAATAAGGCACTCCAGAAGGTTTATACCTCTATGGAAATCGCGCCGAATTTCAGTAACAGCGGGAAATGCTATCTCGTTGGTCTGGCCGTGACCGATGACCCGGCAAGTCTCGGAACTGAATACCTCGAATTCTGTCGCAATGCAAAACACAACCCGCTTAACCGCTTTAAGGCTAACCCTGAAAACCTGATTTCAGCGGCAACGCTTGCCGAGCTTGAGTTTGAAGACCAGCCGGAAACGGTATTTACCGCCCTGACTGACAAGGTGAAAGCCATTTTCAGTCGTAAACAGGTCAGCGACGATGCGCGCATGAATGATGTGCATGAAGCGGTGACCGCCGTCAGCGAGCATGTGCAGACCAACCTCACTGCGCAGGATAAGCGTATTTCCGATATGGAAACCGCGCTTGCCACCTTCAAACAGGAACTGACCGGCAAGGTTGAAGAAACCAGCCAGGCATTTTCCGCCCTGAAAACCACCCTCGATAAAACCGAAAGTTTCAGCCAGCCGCGACGCACGAAAGCCAGCGGCGGTGGTGGCGATGAGCTGCTGACCGACTGCTGATAAACCGCAGACCCAAAGCCGGGCGGCAACCCCGCCCGATGCAGTGACTAACCGATAAATTCAAACAGGAAATACTATGCGCCCGGAAACCCGTTTTAAGTTCAATGCCTATCTGACCCGCGTCGCTGAGCTGAACGGCATCAGCACTGATGACGTCAGTAAAAAATTCACCGTCGAGCCGTCCGTCACGCAAACGCTGATGAATAAAGTGCAGGAGTCATCCGCTTTTCTGCAGACGATTAATATCCTGCCGGTCGCAGAAATGAAGGGGGAGAAAATCGGCGTCGGTGTGACCGGTACTATCGCCAGCACGACTGACACCTCGGGCGATGATGAGCGTAAGACCGCAGACTTCACCGCGCTTGAATCCAACAAGTACGAGTGCGACCAGATTAACTTTGACTTCCATCTGAAATATAAAACCCTCGACCTGTGGGCGCGTTTTCAGGACTTCCAGCGCCGCATCCGTGACGCCATTGTCAAGCGTCAGGCACTGGATTTCATCATGGCCGGTTTTAACGGTACCACCCGCGCCGCCACCTCTGACCGCACCAAAAATCCGATGTTGCAGGATGTGGCCGTCGGCTGGCTGCAGAAATACCGCAATGAAGCCCCGACGCGCGTGATGAGCAACATCATCGACGCTGACGGTAAGGTCGTTTCAGCAGTGATTCGTGTCGGTCGAAACGGCGACTATGAGAACCTCGACGCGCTGGTGATGGATGCGACCAACAACCTGATTGACGAGGTTTATCAGGATGACCCGAAACTCGTTGCCATCGTTGGCCGTAAGCTGCTGGCCGACAAATATTTCCCGCTGGTGAACAAGCCGCAGGAAAACAGCGAGGCGCTTGCGGCAGATATCATCATCAGCCAGAAGCGAATCGGCAACCTGCCTGCTGTGCGTGTGCCGTACTTCCCGGCGAATGCCGTGTTAGTGACCACGCTGGAAAACCTCTCTATCTATTTCATGGATGAGAGCCACCGCCGCAGCATTGATGAAAACCCGAAAAAAGACCGTGTGGAAAACTACGAGTCGATGAATATCGACTATGTGGTCGAGGCGTATGCCGCCGGGTGCCTGCTGGAAAACATCACCCTGGGCGATTTCACCGCACCTGCAGCACCGGAAAGCGGAGCCTAAACCATGACGAGCCCCGCACAGCGTCACATGATGCGGGTCTCGGCCTCTCAAGCCGCGCAGCGGGAGCAAGCCCCGCTGCGCCATGCAACCGCCTATGAGCAGATGCTGGTTAAGCTGGCCGATGACCGCCGCACGTTAAAAAACATCCGTTCAAACGAACGTAAAGCCGAGAAAAAGCGCGAGCTGCTGCCGTTCTATGCGCCGTGGGTCGCCGGTGTGCTGGCTGATGGTCGTGGTGCGCAGGATGACATTGTCATGACCGTCATGCTGTGGCGTCTCGATGCCGGTGATATCGCTGGAGCGCTGGAAATTGCCCCCTACGCGCTGAAATACGGCCTCACCTCTGACCATCGCCGCACAACACCTTACATGCTGGTTGAGGAGGTGGCGCTTGCCTCGCAGCGTCTGCGCGATGCCGGTGAGTCTGTCGACCTTTCCTGGCTGCAGACCACTATCGACCTGACCGACGGCGCTGACGTCCCCGATATGGTGCGCGCCCGTCTGCATAAGGTGACTGGCCTGACCCTGCGTGATGCCGGTATGAATGCCGAGGCGCTGGCGCAGTTTCAGCGCGCGATGCAGCTCGACCGCAATGCCGGTGTGCGCAAGGAAATTGAGCGACTGGAACGGGCATTGAAGCCAAAGCCAGAGGCCGCACCCCGTAAAACGACTAAACCGCGCACGCGCAAACCTGCCAGCAGACCGGCAGCAAAGCGCGGGCGTCCACCAAAGGCGGCAAAAACCGCCGGTTAACTGAACGCTCCCCGAGCCGGGCGGCACGCCGGTCAAAGCAGGTAAAGACCTGACGGCGACCGGCGTCCACCGCCCAACCTGATGAGGTTGTCATGACGACAGTGATACTGAACCAGCCCGACGAACCGCAGGACGTACCGGGCGTGGTGATTCCAGCACCGGAGACGGGCGGTGCAGTGATTAAAAACACGTTCTTTTTCCCTGATGTGGATCCGAAGCGCGTGCGCGAACTGATGCGCCTTGAGCAGACGGTTTCCGATGCGCGCCTGCGCAATGCCATCAAGACCGGCATGGCCGAGACCAATGCGGAGCTTTACGACTACCGGCTGCGCCAGACGGCCGCCGGGTTTAAGCAACTGGCCGACGTGCCTGCCGAGGAAATCGACGGCGAGAATGTGCGCGTTTTCCACTACCTCAGCGCCGTGACGGCGATGGCGACCGCCACCCTGTATGAGCGTTATCGCGGCGTTGAGGCCACCGGCAAGGGTGACAAAAAAGCCGACAGTGTGGAAACCACCATTGATGACCTGTGGCGGGATATGCGCTGGTCAGTTGCGCGTCTGCAGGACAAGCCGCGCTGCATAGTGGGTCAGCTCTGATGAAAGTCAGGGCAATGCAGGGCGACACCCTCGATGCGATTTGCGCCCGGTATTACGGGCGCACTGAGGGCGTGGTTGAGACGGTGCTGCAGGCTAATCCGGGTCTGTCTGAGCTGGGAGTCATTCTGCCGCATGGTACCGAGATTGACCTGCCCGATGTGCCGTCTTCACCAGTAACTAACACTATCAATCTTTGGGAGTAAACCATGACAGAAGGGGAAAAAGGCGTCCTGTCACTGTTTGTGATTGGCGTGATGATTGTTGTCGGGAAAGTGCTGGCAGGTGGTGAGCCTATCACCCCGCGCCTGTTTGTCGGACGCATGCTGCTCGGCGGTTTCGTTTCGATGGTCGCCGGTGTTGTTCTGGTGCAGTTTCCTGATATGTCACTGCCTGCCGTGTGCGGGATTGGATCCATGCTCGGCATTGCCGGTTATCAGGTGGTGGAAATCGCCATACAGCGCCGCTTTAAGTCACAGAAAGGGGAAGACGATGCCGGTCATTAATACTCACCAGAATATCGCCGCCTTTCTGGACATGCTGGCGTATTCCGAAGGAACAGCGAACCATCCGCTGACGAAAAACCGTGGCTATGACGTCATTGTCACCGGTCTTGATGGTAAGCCAGAGATTTTCACCGATTACAGCGACCACCCTTTCGCACATGGCCGACCACCGAAAGTGTTTAATCGCCGTGGTGAGAAATCCACGGCATCGGGGCGTTACCAGCAGCTTTATCTGTTCTGGCCGCACTATAAAAAACAGCTCTCACTGCCTGATTTCAGCCCACTGTCGCAGGACAGGCTCGCGATCCAGTTAATCCGGGAGCGCGGTGCTATTGACGATATCCGGGCGGGGCGTATTGAGCGTGCTGTTTCCCGTTGTCGCAATATCTGGGCGTCATTACCGGGTGCCGGTTACGGCCAGCGCGAGCACAGTCTCGAAAAGCTGGTCACCGTCTGGCGCTCGGCTGGCGGGGTGATGGCATGAAAGTCCTGATAACGCTGCTTGTGCTGGCCGTGCTCGGGCTGCTGTGGTTGCGCCATGAGAACGGCAATTTATCCCGCTCCTTTGAGACGGCAAACCGTGTCGCGAGCGAGCAAAAGACGACGATTAGCATGCTGAAAAATCAGCTCAGTGTTGCCGGTCAGCTCGCCAGACGTAATGAATCCGCGCAGGTGGCACTGCGCGAACAGCTCGCAAAGGCAAGCGCAGAAGCCAGCCGCCGTGAGCAGACGATAACGAGGTTACTTAATGAAAATGAAGCCTTTCGCCGCTGGTATAACGCTGCTCTGCCTGATGTTGTGCGTCGGTTGCACTCCCGCCCCGCCTGCGCCAGCGCCGGTGATTGTGGTCAACGGATGCCCGAAGGTGAGCCTTTGCCCGATGCCGGGAAGTGACCCGAAAACAAATGGTGACCTGAGCGCGGATATTCGCCGTCTTGAGGGCGCGCTGACTGCCTGTGCGCTGCAGGTCAAAACCGTCAAACACTGTCAGGATGAACTCGATGCAGAAGCACAAAAGCCTGCGCAAAGCGCTGATTAACGCTGTGCCGCAGCTCCGCAATAACCCCGATATGCTGCGCCTGTTTGCCGACAGCGGCCATACCGATTCCAGACTGGCGAGCTCGCTGTCGTTTGAAAAAGTGTACGTGCTTAACGTGGTGGTGACTGACTTCACCGGCGACATCGATTTGATATTCGTGCCGGTGCAGGCGTGGCTGCGTGAACATCAGCCGGACATTATGACCACCGACAACGGGCGGGAGAAAGGATTCACCTGGATGATTGATATCAATAACGACGATTCGCTTGATATCAGTATCAGCCTGAGACTCACCGAGCGCACGCTCGTCAAAGAGGTCGACGGCGCACTGCACGTCAGCTATGCGCCGGAGCCGTCGCTGCCTGAACCCGTGACGCGCCCGGTCGAGCTGTACGTTAACGGTGAGCTGGTGAGTAAGTGGGATGAGTGAGTTAACCGCACTGCAGGAGCGCCTTGCCGGTCTGATTGCCAGTCTGTCACCGGCGGCGCGTCGTCAAATGGCGGCTGAGATTGCGAAAAAGCTGCGCGCCAGTCAGCAACAACGCATTAAGCGGCAGCAGGCACCCGACGGCACCCCGTATGCCGCGCGAAAGCGCCAGCCGGTGCGGAGCAAGAAAGGCCGCATTAAGCGCGAGATGTTCGCCAGACTGCGCACTAACCGTTTTATGAAAGCCAAAGGCAGCGACAGTGCGGCAGTGGTGGAGTTTACCGGCAAAGTGCAACGCATGGCGCGGGTGCATCAGTATGGCCTCAAAGACCGGCCAAACCGCAACAGCCGTGAGGTGCAGTACGAGGCGCGCCCGCTACTCGGTTTCACCCGCGACGATGAGCAGATGATTGAAGACGTCATTCTCAGTCACCTCGGCAAATAAATATTGTGTGAGCCATCACCGGAGCCGCGCGAATTGGCGCGGCTCCAGACCAGAGGCATTCTTGCACTATGAATACGTTATCCACTCTACAGGAGCTCGCGCGCGCAATTCGCAACCTCATCCGCTCAGGTGTGGTGACTGAGGTCGATACCGTGCAGGGGCTGTGCCGCGTACAAAGCGGCGGGATCCAGACTACATGGCTGAACTGGCTTACTACCCGCGCCGGTCGTTCTCGTACATGGTGGGCTCCCTCGGTCGGTGAGCAGGTACTGCTGCTGGCGATTGGTGGTGAGCTTGATACCGCTTTCGTGCTGCCGGGAATTTTTTCCGACGATAACCCCGCCCCGTCAGCCTCGGCGGATGCGTGGCATGTGGTGTTCCCTGATGGCGCGGTTATGGAGTATGAGCCGGAAACCGGTGCGCTGACGGTCAGCGGCATCAAGACTGCCGATGTGACGGCATCGGAGTCCATCACAGCCACTGTGCCGGTGGTGCTGGTCAAAGCGGCAGAGCGTATCACCCTCGACACCCCGGAGGTGGTCTGCACCAACAAACTGACGACGGCGACGCTTGAGGTGCAGAAAGGCGGCACCATGCGGGGAAACATCGAACATACCGGCGGTACGTTGAAATCAAACGGTGTGCAGGTTGATGACCACGGTCACGGTGGCGTGCAACGGGGTGGGAGCTGGACGGAGGGCACCAAATGACGGCGCGCTATATGGGGATGAACCGCAATACCGGCCTCGCTATCCGTGACAGTGAGCATATCAGCCAGAGCATGCGCGACATTCTGCTGACGCCGGTCGGCTCGCGGGTAATGCGCCGTGAATATGGCTCGCTCCTGTCTGCGCTGATTGATATGCCACAAACCCCGGCGCTCAGGCTGCAAATCATGGTGGCGTGCTATTCCGCGATCCAGAAGTGGGAACCACGCATCAGGCTTACATCCATCAGTTTTGAGCGCGGCGACACTGGCGAAATGTATGTCGATATTACCGGGATGCGTACCGATACCGGTGCGTCAGTTTCAACCACTGTTTCACTGAGTTAAATCACTATGGCAACTGTTGACCTGAGTCTGCTCCCTGTTCCCGATGTGGTCGAGGAGCTGGACTATGAAACTATCCTTGCGGAGCGCATTGCGACGCTGATTTCGCTCTATCCAGAAGACCAGCAGGAAGCCGTCGCCCGGACGCTCGCACTTGAGTCTGAGCCGGTCGTTAAACTGCTGCAGGAAAACGCCTACCGTGAGGTTATCTGGCGTCAGCGCGTCAATGAGGCAGCACGCGCAGTCATGCTGGCTTATGCCATAGACAGTGACCTCGATAATATCGGGGCGAATTTCAATGTTGAACGCCTAGTCGTCACGCCTGCTGATGACACCACCATTCCACCCACCCCGGCAGTGATGGAACTCGACGCCGATTATCGTCTGCGCATACAACAGGCTTTCGAAGGAATGAGCGTGGCGGGCTCTACGGGTGCCTATGAATTTCATGGCCGTAGTGCTGACGGGCGTGTCGCTGATATTTCTGTTATCAGCCCTTCCCCCGCGTGCGTCACGATATCTGTGCTCTCGCGTGAGAATAACGGCGCGGCGTCTGATGAGCTACTGAGCATTGTGCGCAATGCACTTAATGGTGAGGACGTGAGGCCGGTTGCTGACCGTGTAACGGTGCAGTCAGCTCAGATTGTTGATTACCAGATACGCGCAACGCTTTTCATTTATCCGGGGCCGGAAAGTGAGCCGATTCGCGCAGCAGCTGAGGCGAAGCTCAAAGCCTATGCCAGCGCTCAACACCGGTTAGGGCGGGATATTCGCCTGTCAGCCATCTATGCCGCGTTACATGTTGAGGGAGTGCAGCGTGTCGAGCTGGCGGCGCCAGTGGCTGACATTGTGCTTGATAAAACGCAGGCCTCCTTTTGCACTGACTATCAGATAGTGATTGGTGGCTCTGATGAGTGATGCGCGCCTGTTACCTGTAGGCTCATCACCTCTTGAGGTGGCTGCTGCCCGTGCCTGTGCAGATATTGAAAATACCCCCATTCCGTTACGCCGCCTGTGGAGCCCTGACTCCTGTCCTGCAAACCTTTTGCCGTGGCTGGCGTGGGCGTTTTCCGTTGACCGTTGGGATGAGAACTGGCCGGAAGAAACCAAACGTGACGTTATTCGCAGTGCGTATTTCATTCACTGCCACAAAGGCACGATAGGCGCAGTCAGGCGAGTTATTGAGCCGCTCGGTTACCTCATCAACGTTACGGAATGGTGGGAGACAGGCGACCCGGCAGGCACATTTCGTCTTGATATTGGTGTACTGGAAAGCGGTATTACTGAGGAAATGTATTTAGAAATGGAGCGGCTTATTGCGGATGCGAAGCCAGCCAGCCGCCATCTTATCGGCCTCAATATTATTCAGGATGTGCCGGGCTATCTGTACACCGGCGCGCTGACGTATGACGGCGACATCATCACGGTTTACCCGGATAAGTGAGAGGACAATGACAGTAAAATATAAAACGGTCATCACCAAAGCCGGTGCAATCAAGCTGGCTGCAGCGACCGTCCCGAACGGGAAAAAAGTGAATTTTACGGCGATGGCAATCGGCGACGGTGGCGGTACATTGCCGGTGCCTGATGCCAACCAGACAAAGCTCGTCAATGAAGTCTGGCGCTATAAACTGAACAAAATCAGCCAGGACAATAAGCATCAAAATTATGTGGTCGCGGAGCTGCTTATCCCGCCTGAAACCGGCGGTTTCTGGATGCGCGAAATGGGGCTCTATGACGACACTGGCACGCTGATTGCCGTCGGTAACATGGCGGAAAGCTATAAACCTAAACTTGATGAGGGGTCAGGCCGCGCACAGACCGTGCGTATGGTCATCATGGTAAGCGATATCGAGTCAGTCGAGCTGACGATTGATACCTCAACGGTGATGGCAACGCAGGACTATGTCGACGATAAGCTCGCTGAGCATGAGCAGTCCCGCCGTCATCCTGACGCCACGCTCACCGCAAAGGGTTTCACGCAGCTCAGCAGTGCGACCGACAGCGCGTCTGAGACGCTCGCAGCAACGCCGAAAGCGGTTAAGGCGGCGTATGACCTTGCTGATGGTAAATACACAGCTCAGGACGCAACCACGGCGCAAAAGGGTATCGTCCAGCTCAGCAGTGCAACCGACAGTACGTCTGAGACGCTCGCAGCGAACCCGAAAGCGGTGAAAATCGCAATGGAGAATGCCAGCGCGCGACTCGCAAAAGAAAGGAACGGCGCTGATATTCCTGATAAGCCTCTGTTTGTTAAGAATATTGGGCTGGGAAATGTGCTTTTCAAAGGTGATGGCCGGTTCCTGGCGGGAACATTTGTCAGTGACGCAATTGATAGAACATCAATTGGTGCCCGAGCGGCTACCGGCTGTCAGTTTATGCGCGCACATCAGTCACCTGATGCACCAGACCAGGTAAGTTACTGGCAGATTATCACTCTTACTGAGGTCGTGAGTCCGACTTCTGTGGTGGATGTGCTGGCCATCAGTGGCAATAACGTATTGCTTGGTCACGGCACGGGTGCAGGTATTACCTCATGGCGTCATGTGGCTATGCTGGAGGGTGCCGCCTTTACGGGGGATATTTCTGCCCCAAATATGCGTTGCGATACTACGGTCACGGTTGGCGATGGTACAGGCGGCATAGTTACAGGCGGTGTTGATGGCGCTGGTTTTGATGGTAATAACCTGAATATTAAGTCCTGGAATGGTATTGGCTTTCAGTGTTCATCAGACGGCATTGTCCGGGCTTATGTCAGTACTAAACTCGGTACTATAGGCGCTTCGGAAAATTTCCAGGCGGGAAGCGCAATATTCAATAAAAACGGCGATGTTTACGGCGATATATGGGGCATCGGCAGCGGGCCTGGCTGGTTGAGTGCGTATATTGCAGGCAGACCATTACGACAATACATCACCATGGTCGGTGTGTACCAGAACGACAAAACAAAGCCATTTATGCTTCATGACGATGGTTCTGGTGTATTCCTTGCCACAACGGACATGCTAAGTGGGTATGTTCAGTCCATCCGTTTCGGTGCTGTTGAGCATGGAAACGTATATCGTTCGCCCGGATTTGCAGACCAGTTAGGTTACGTCATTACAGGTGTTGAGAATGGAGACTCGAACGATACACCAGACAGAATTCAACGACGCTTGTTACAGCTTAAAGTGAATGGTCAGTGGTATACGGTAGGGGCATAAAAATGAGACATTTTACAAATTTCACTAAAACAACGGAATTAACACCTGTTCAGCAGGAATTATTAGTGAACTGCAGTATTCAGTTTATCCAGGATGAATCAGGTGTTGACTGGTATGTGTTACAGAAGTTATTCCAGCCCGATACGCTGAAAATCCAGTATGACAAAACAGGACTGATTATTTCTGCGGATAAAGATGTGACAAAGCTATTTCCGCTGAATTGCTCTGTTGTGGAATTCGCTGATACTGATATTCCTGATGGTTTCAAGCCTGGTAATTTTACCTACAGCAACGGCGTTATTGCCCCTGTGCAGATTGATTATGTTGCTTTAGCGACGGCAGAGCGCGACAGGCGTATGACGTCGGTCACAGCAAAAATCAATCAGCTTGTAGAAGCTCAGGATGATGACGACATAACGGCTGACGAATTGTCCGAGCTCACTGCGCTGCGTGAATACCGAACAAAGCTGCGCCGACTGGATTTGCGTTATGCCCCTGATGTTGAGTGGCCACCTTTGCCAGAATAATTCAGGCGGGCACCTGCCCGCTTTTTCTTTATCCATCTGTTGTGTCAGTCCGTAGACAATCCTGATAAATAGCCCCTCACTGAACCAGCCAGGACAATAACACTCGCCCACTAACCACGGAGTTAACCGGATGAGTGATTTTCACCACGGCGTGCAGGTGCTTGAAATTAACGACGGCACCCGCGTCATTTCCACTGTTTCGACCGCTATCATCGGCATGGTCTGTACGGCCAGTGATGCGGATGCGAAGCTATTCCCCCTCAATGAGCCCGTACTGATTACCAATGTGCAAAGCGCCATTGCGAAAGCCGGTAAAAAAGGCACGCTGGCAACTTCCCTGCAGGCCATCGCCGACCAGGCGAAGCCCGTCACTATCGTTGTGCGCGTCGCCGAAGGTACCGGAGACGACGCAGAAGCGCAGACCGTTACCAACATCATCGGCGGCACGGATGAGAGCGGCAAATACACCGGCATTAAAGCGCTGTTGACTGCCGAAGCGGTTACCGGCGTTAAGCCGCGTATTCTCGGCGTGCCGGGTCTCGATACGCAGGAGGTGGCGGTCGCACTTGCGTCAGTCGCTATCAAACTGCGCGCATTTTGCTATGTCAGCGCGTGGGGCTGTAAAACCATTTCCGAGGCGATGGCCTATCGCGAGAATTTCAGCCAGCGCGAACTGATGGTCATCTGGCCTGACTTCCTCGCATGGGATACCACCGCGAACGCCACCACCACGGCCTACGCCACCGCCCGCGCGCTCGGTCTTCGTGCCTACATCGACCAGACTATCGGCTGGCACAAAACCCTGTCTAACGTTGGCGTGCAGGGCGTCACCGGAATCAGCGCCTCAGTCTTTTGGGATTTGCAGGCATCCGGCACCGATGCTGACCTGCTCAATGAGGCCGGGGTCACGACGCTGGTGCGCAAGGATGGTTTCCGTTTTTGGGGGAACCGCACCTGTTCTGATGACCCGCTTTTCCTGTTTGAAAACTACACCCGCACCGCGCAGGTGCTGGCCGACACAATGGCTGAGGCGCACATGTGGGCGGTCGATAAGCCCATCACCGCATCGCTCATCCGTGACATTGTTGACGGCATTAACGCCAAATTCCGCGAGCTGAAATCTAACGGCTACATCGTGGATGGTGAATGCTGGTTCGATGAGGAATCGAACGACAAGGAAACCCTCAAGGCCGGGAAACTGTATATCGACTACGACTATACACCGGTTCCCCCACTGGAAAGCCTGACCCTGCGCCAGCGCATCACCGATAAATATCTGGTGAATCTGGCCGAATCGGTCAACAGCTAAGGAGCCTGAAACAACATGGCACTACCCCGCAAACTTAAATATCTGAACATGTTCAATGACGGCCTTAGCTATATGGGCGTTGTTGAATCCGTGACGCTGCCGAAGCTGACCCGCAAGCTCGAAAACTATCGCGGCGGCGGCATGAATGGCGCGGCGGCGATTGACCTCGGCCTAGACGATGATGCACTTACCGTCGAATGGTCTGTCGGTGGCCTGCCTGATGTGGCGCTGTGGGCGCAGTATGCCGCGCCGGGTGCTGATGCCGTGCCGCTGCGTTTTGCTGGCTCTTACCAGCGTGACGACACTGGCGAAATCGTGGCAGTCGAGGTGGTCATGCGTGGCCGTCATAAAGAAATCGACGGCGGAGAGAATAAGCAGGGCGAAAACACCTCGACCAAACTGTCGACCGTCTGCACCTATTACCGCCTCACGATTGATGGTAGCGACATTATCGAAATCGACACCGTCAACATGGTCGAGAAGGTGAACGGCGTCGACCGTCTGGAACAGCACCGCCGCGCAATCGGGCTACTGTAATTCCCTGACCGGTCAGCACCGCTGGCCGGTTATTACTCCCATTCAAAGCAGAGAAAAAACATCATGGCAAAACCACCACGCAAAACCCCTGAATTTGTTGATACGGCTGGCAATGAAATTGACACCGTAAACCCGAACGTCGTGACCCTCGACAAGCCGATTAAGCGTGCCGGTCAGACGATTGAAAAGGTCACCCTGATTGAACCGAACGCAGGCACTTTGCGCGGCGTCAGTCTGGCGGCGGTGGCGCAGTCCGAGGTTGATGCGCTGATTAAGGTGCTGCCCCGCATGACCTATCCGGCACTCACCGCGCAGGAACTCACCGCGATGAACCTGCCCGATATGCTGTCGCTGGCCGCTAAGGTGATTGGTTTTTTGTCACCGGCTTCGGCGGAATAGACTTCCCGCCCGGCCTGTCGACCGATGACCTGATGGCGGATATCGCAGTGATATTCCACTGGCCGCCATCAGAGCTCTATTCCCTGAGCCTGAACGAGCTCATCACATGGCGCGAAAAGGCGCTGCAGCGTAGCGGAAACCACAATGAGTAATAACCTGAGGCTTGAGGTATTGCTGAAAGCGGTCGACCAGGCGACCCGACCGCTTAAATCTATCCAGACTGCAAGTAAAACCCTGTCGGGTGATATTCGCACCACACAAAAAGGGCTGCGTGACCTGAATGGTCAGGCATCGAAAATCGACGGCTTTCGTAAGGCAAGCGCGCAACTGGCCGTAACCGGTCAGGCGCTTGATAAGGCGAAACGCGAAGCCGGTGAACTGGCCGTGCAGTTTAAAAACACCACCAGTCCGACCCGCGCGCAGGCGCAGGCACTCGAAGCGGCAAAGCGTGCTGCCTCTGAACTGCAGACGAAATACAACAGCCTGAGAACATCGGTACAGCGTCAGCGCTCCGAACTGATGCAGGCCGGTATCAATACCCGCACTCTGTCTGCCGATGAACGTCGGCTCAAAACATCCATCAGCGAAACAACAGCGCAGCTTAACCGCCAGCGCGAGGCACTGGCGCGCGTCAGTGCGCAGCAGGCGAAATTAAGCCGGGTGAAAGAGCGATATAAATCAGGTAAAGAGCTTGCCGGTAACATGGCCGCAGCAGGCGCTGCCGGGGTGGGTATTGCGACAGCGGGAACGATGGCCGGGGTTAAATTGCTGATGCCCGGTTATGACTTTGCGCAGAAAAATTCCGAGCTGCAGGCTGTGCTCGGGGTCGATAAGCAGTCGCCAGAAATGGAGGCGTTACGCAAACAGGCGCGCCAGCTCGGCGACAATACCGCCGCCTCTGCCGACGATGCTGCGAGTGCGCAGATTATTATCGCAAAAGGTGGTGGTGATGCCGCAGCGATTCAGGCGACAACGCCAGTTACTCTGAATATGGCGCTTGCTAACCGTCGGACAATGGAGGAAAACGCCGCGTTACTGATGGGGATGCGCTCCGCGTTTCAGCTTTCAAATGACAAAGTCGCACATATTGGCGATGTGCTGTCTACGGTGATGAACAAAACCGCCGCCGATTTTGACGGACTGAGCGACGCGTTGACCTATGCCGCGCCGGTGGCAAAAAATGCAGGTGTCAGTATTGAAGAGACCGCCGCGATGGTGGGGGCTCTGCACGATGCGAAAATTACTGGTTCGATGGCCGGTACCGGGAGCCGTGCGGTATTAAGTCGCCTGCAGGCACCAACCGGCAAAGCATGGGATGCCCTCAAGGAGCTGGGTGTCAAAACCTCGGACAGCAAAGGTAATACGCGCCCGATTTTTACCATCCTGAAAGAAATGCAGGCGAGCTTTACGCGCAACAATCTCGGCACCGCCCAGCAAGCCGAATACATGAAAACCATATTCGGCGAGGAAGCCAGCTCATCGGCTAACGTGCTGATGGCGGCAGCGGCCAGTGGCAAGCTCGACCGGCTCACCGCAGCGTTTAAAGCCTCGGACGGTAAAACCGAGGAACTGGTTAAGGTTATGCAGGATAACCTCGGCGGCGACTTTAAAGAGTTTCAGTCTGCTTATGAGGCAGTCGGTACCGACCTGTTTGACCAGCAAGAGGGCTCGCTGCGTAAACTCACTCAAACCGCCACGCAATACGTGTTAAAGCTCGATGGCTGGATCCAGAAGAACAAAGGGCTGGCGACAACCATCGGCATCATCGCCGGTGGCGCACTGGCTCTGATTGGTATCATCGGCGGTATTGGTCTCGTTGCGTGGCCGGTTGTTATGGGGATTAACGCCATTATCGCTGCTGCTGGCGTGCTGGGTACGGTATTTACTGTCACCGGTAGTGCCATTGTGACTGCACTAGGCGCGATTACCTGGCCGATTGTCGCAGTGGGGGCGGCGATTGTGGCCGGGGCGCTGCTCATTCGTAAATATTGGGAGCCCATCAGCGCATTTTTCTCGGGGGTGATTGAGGGGGTCATGAGCGCCTTTACCCCTGTCGGGGAAATGTTCGCTCCACTGGCACCCATTTTTGACGGTCTCGGTGAGAAACTGCGCGGTGTCTGGCAGTGGTTTAAAGACCTGATAGCACCGGTCAAGGCCACGCAGGAAACGCTCGATAGCTGCAAAAATGTCGGCGTCATATTTGGTCAGGCGCTGGCCTCTGCTTTGATGGCTCCGCTCAATGTATTTAACAAGTTGCGCAGCGGTGTCGACTGGCTTCTCGAAAAGCTCGGCATCATCAACAAAGAGTCGGACAGCCTCGACCAGACCGCTGCCAAAACCAACGCCGCCACACAGGGTAATTCCTACATCCCGGCAACCAGCACATATGGTGGTTATCAGGCTTATCAGCCAGTGACCGCACCGGCGGGACGCTCTTACATTGACCAGAGTAAAAGCGAATACAACATCACTTTGCCGGGTGGCGTTGCGCCGGGGCATCAGCTTGACCGACAGCTACGCGATACGCTCGAACAGATTGAGCGCGAAAAGCGTGCGCGTCAGCGTGCCAGTATGAGCCATGACTGAGGAGGAATAAATAATGATGCTTGCGCTTGGAATGTTTGTGTTTGAACGCCGCACCCTGCCTTATCAGTCGATGCAACTCTCGAAGGATTATCGCTGGGCATCTAATGACCGGGTCGGTAAACCTCCTGCGTATCAGTTTCTCGGTGAGGGGGAAACCTCCGTTCAGCTTGCCGGTACGCTTTACCCTGCCATTACCGGTGGCCGTATATCACTGAGGGCAGTTGAACTGATGGCCGACGAGGGCAGAGCGTGGCCGCTGATTGAGGGTACCGGCAATATCCTCGGGATGTATATCGTCGATAAAGTCTCGACTACACACACCGAGTTTTTCAGTGATGGCGCAGCCAGAAAGATTGATTTCACACTTTCGCTGAAACGGGTCGACGAATCACTGGCGGCGATGTTTGGCGACCTGAATAAGCAGGCTGGCGAACTGCTTGGCTCTGCCGGTAATCTGACCGATAAGCTGCAGGGTATGCTCGGAGGGCTGACCGCATGATGACGGGCATGACTATTGACGCCGGGGCAAGCCTTGCACCGGCATTTATGCTGACACTGAACAGCCAGGACATTACCAGCAATTTTAGTGACCGGTTGATTTCTCTCACTATGACCGACAACCGGGGTTTTGAAGCTGACCAGCTAGACATTGAGCTCGACGATACTGACGGCAAAGTCGAGTTACCCCTGCGCGGGGCGGTGCTGACGCTGTGGCTTGGCTGGCAGGGTTCGGCACTTCTGAATAAGGGCGATTTCACGGTTGATGAGATTGAGCACCGGGGCGCGCCTGATACGCTGACCATTCGTGCGCGTAGCGCAGATTTTCGCGGAACGCTCAATTCACGGCGTGAGGAATCATGGCACGACACCACTCTCGGTGAGCTGGTCAGTGCCATCGCAAAACGCAATAAACTGACGGCCAGCGTCGCGGATTCGCTGAAAAAAATCCCGGTACCGCATATTGACCAGTCGCAGGAGTCCGACGCAGTATTTTTGACCAGACTGGCTGAGCGCAACGGGGCGGCAGTATCAGTGAAAGCGGGGAAATTGCTGTTTCTGAAAGCCGGTAGTGCAGTGACGGCCAGCGGTAAACCCGTCCCACAAATGACACTGACCCGCAGTGATGGTGACCGTCATCAGTTTGCCATTGCCGACCGTGGGGCTTATACCGGCGTAACGGCAAAATGGTTGCACACCAAAGACCCTAAGCCGCAAAAGCAAAAGGTAACGCTGAAACGTAAACCAAAAGAGAAGCACCTGCGCGCTCTGGAACACCCGAAAGCAAAGCCGGTCAGCAAAAAGACAAAAGCAAAAAAAGAGCAGGAAGCGCGCGAGGGTGAGTATATGGCCGGTGAGGCTGATAACGTGCTAGCGCTGACGACGGTCTACGCTTCAAAGGCTCAGGCGATGCGAGCAGCTCAGGCTAAGTGGGATAAGTTGCAGCGAGGTGTTGCGGAGTTTTCAATTACACTGGCGCTCGGTCGGGCTGATTTATTCCCCGAGACACCGGTGCGCGTGTCGGGCTTTAAGCGCGTCATAGATGAGCAGGCATGGTTAATCAGTAAGGTAACTCACAATCTGAATAATAATGGATTCACGACGGGATTAGAGCTTGAGGTTAAGCTCTCCGATGTGGAGTACAGTGCTGAACCGGATGATGAATAA